GTAATCGAAGGAGTTACTGATGGAGTAACAGAAGGTGTAACAGAGATTGTTGGTGTAATCGAAGGAGTTACTGATGGAGTAACAGAAGGTGTAACAGAGATTGTTGGTGTAATCGAAGGAGTTACTGATGGAGTCTTACTTGGAGTACTACTGGGGCAAGGTGAAGGGGAAGATGAACTACCAGAAGGAGTTTTCGACGGCGTTACAGTCAGCGTTGGAGTCGGAGTTACAGACATATCTCACTAGAGTGTAGCGATTGTTACGATGGGGTCGGAGTTGGAGCTGGTGGAGATGGAGCAGGAGTAGTTGATGGTGTTATTGATGGTGTAGCTGACGGTGATGGAGCTGCCGGTGATGAAGACGGGGTTGTAGAAGGTGTTACAGAGATCGATGGAGTAACAGACGGAGTAACACTAGTAGAAATTGATGGTGTAACACTAGGAGTAACAGATGGCGTAACACTAGTAGTAATAGATGGTGTAACTGAAGCTGCAACCGGTGGTGATGGATCAGGAGAAGCTGGTGGAGTTAATGATGGAGTTACACTTGGAGTTACACTCGGTGTAACACTTGATGTAGGAGTAATAGACGGAGTAACACTAGTAGAAATTGATGGCGTAACACTAGGAGTAACAGATGGTGTAACTGAAGCTGCCGGTGGTGATGGATTAAGAGAAGCTGATGGAGTTAATGATGGGGTTACACTAGGAGTAATAGATGGTGTAACTGAAACTGATGGAGTAACAGACGGTGTAACTGAAACTGATGGAGTAACAGACGGAGTAACACTAGGTGTGATTGAAATAGACGGGGTAATTGTTACTGAAGGTGTGACAGAAGGTGTAGGTGTAGGTGTAGCAAACGGTGTAGTTGTTATAGACGGAGTAATGGAGGGGGTAGGTGATACACTAGGAGTCACAGCTATGGAGCATTCAGGGAACGGGTTAATAGGGCTAAGTACAACGCGTCGAAGTTGTTCAAATCTACGAGAAACATCACATAAATATTGATCAGTTATTCCACATGATAGTGTATAAAACGGGCATCCAACAAATACTTCCCAGTCAGTAGTGGAAAGGGGTGAGTATACAGTAGCTTTGAGACGTGATGTATCTGTATCTTTGTAGATAGAGCTTGTACCGGTGGTTAAAGTACTAACCACATAAGGATACCCATCTGGTGCAAGATTAATTGGTGGGTAATTTGCGTATTTTAAAGAATCTTGTAGTTCTGAGGTAAACCGACTTCTTAAAGCACCACCGTAATTCCAGGTTTCATTACCTACAAAGCCTGTATCTAACCGAATAATATCGTCATATGTATAAACAAACCGGTATGGGTATAAAGGAGTGCTCCATTTTAGATCGATATCTCCAATAAAAGCAGACATTCCATATAATATAGAGGTTTCAAATACACCCGTGTAACTAGTACCGAGAGTTGGTAAATCACATGTATTATCCGGACATCCAAGATTCGGCTCCATTCCTAAAAATGGTAATTTAGGTCTATCTTCAGAAATCGGTGGTTCTTGAGGTACTGGTCCGGACGTCGCATTCTCAATAGCAAATGCTGTTAATGGTGTGAATGTAAATGTGTCTTCTTCCGTTTCTGTTTGATTACCTTCAACATGAAAGCCTGTAGTAACGATCGTGCCGTTTGTATTCGAACTTGTAAGAGGCTTTACAAAAGATACACCTGGACGGTACCGCGTATTAGAATACACGTCAATACCAGAAAGTTCCTGGGTAAGTAAATGTTTATAAAATGTATCAGACTCTGCTTTGTAATCAACAACAACCTTACGACCGTAGTTACCAAGCCGAGCACGTACAGTTTTTTTACCGGAACTAATTAAATCAAAAGCACTAATAGCATGAGTTGTAATTATGTCGAGATTTTTATCTCTTATTGTAATACTATTAGGTTCATAACTTCTACCAGTACGAGTAACCCCGTCTGTATATATGAGTTCTGATGCAAAAACTCCCAGACTATCAAATCCAATACCTAAAACAGGTTTATTTAAAGGTTGTGAAGATAAAGCTGCACTAAGAAGGGTATTTCCTGAAAATCCAAGATCAGGCCCGACGCCACCACCACTTAATGGAAAGCTAGCATCTTGTAAAAACATGCAATATCCTATTTCATCACCAGACGTGTAATTGCTTAGTTCATATGTAAATGACCAAGTAATATCATATTGAGGTGACATGCCTTCCTCGAATATCTGTACTGCAACAGCTGAGAGTGGAAGGTCTGTAGGATAATCCATACAGATATTTAATCTGATAATCTAAATTTCAAGTAAGTATAAATATAATTTAACTATTACATCCCCCATTCAAACTTAACTATACCAGGTGCTGTGTCTTCCCATGATCCTCCAACACTATGATTAGAAGCACCGGGAGCTCCGGCTCCGCCCCAGAATGATGGGTTAGCATTTACTTCCTCATCACCAGAGCTAGTATCCATACCACCCCAAGCTCCAGAAAGAATATGTACAGAAACCATATGGGGGTCGTTAGGTAAAAATGAACCATTATTAGCAGTAAGTCCATCTGCCCAAGAGTCTCTCGCAGGGGCAATAGCACCTATCGAACGAGCTAGCTCAGTACCACCTATAGAAATATATGAAGGTTGTCCATGAGTTCTAGCAGTAGTACGACCAGCTCCAACAGTGTAACTAACAGAAGTTCCTATAGGAGCGGAAAGAATACCATATATAGTAGCAGCAGATCCACCTGCAACACTTCCACCCGTAGCGCCAGAACCAGTTACCCAAAATTTTGTATAAGTAGCTTTTGTTGTAAATGTACCGTTATTTATTGCAGTATCATAAGCTACAAAACCAGGCATAGGTAATCCAATTTCGATAGTATTATCGAGTACTGACATTGCCGTTCCAGTTGTATTAGTACCATTAGAGGAAGCTGTTAACCCATTAGTAACTGTAACATTAGTAGTAGAAACAGTATCGGCAAGAGCCTTAATGAATACATAGCCATTAGCTGACTCATTTGGAAGATTAAATGTTGTATGACCTGCATTAGCACCATAGATATTACCAATAGCGGCAGAAAGGTCTGGATAATCCGCACCCGCAACTGTCTGACCATTGGCTACCAACCAACCAGTAGGCATTGAGGATAGAGTAGCTGATTCAACCATAGCACCAACTGGAACAGCTGCAGCTGATGAGTTGAAGAAAACAGTGGCACCAGATTCTGGAGCAGCCCATCTAAGATTACCAAAATTGTCTGCTTTGAGAAAACTATTTGCCCCTCCAAGACCACCTGTTGGAAACGAATAATCAACATTATTAATATTAAGTTTCTGTGGTAAATGTAGGTGACTAGTATTAAAGGCTGTAATCCTATTCGATTTTATTTGTGTACTGCTTAAGGAAATTTGACCACTAACTAGCTCGATTGAATTACCGGTAATTTCATTTGAACCGCTCAAATGTTGAGATGATAGAGTACCGACGGCGATAGTTCCTAATGTATCATTTACGATAATTGAATCATTTGCTGCTACGAAAATTTGTGCTATTTTATCCCACCCAGTGGCTGTTTTAGTATATAATATATTGTTAGTCGTATTATAAGCTATATCTCCTACAGCCCCTTCAACCAAGGATGTATGATCAGCAACAGATCCTAAAAACTTATTACCGGTAATAAGACCACCTTGTGTAGATCCATCACCAATATACAAACGTTTACTATCTGTTGTATATCCTAATTCACCTTCACTTAATGTAATATTTTGACGATCTGCATTATCTCCACGACGAACGAGAAGTTTAAGAAGAGTATTTTCGAGAATTTCGATTTTTTTAGCCATGATTTTTAGAATTTAAATACTGGGATTGCGAAGTTGCCATTTGCACCTGATGCAATTTGAATGAAACCTGCGGAAGATAGAGCAATGGCCACGGCACTTGTTTGATTACTATTAGCTGATAAAGCATTAATAACTGTTTCTCCGGTAGCGCCTGGATTTTCCTCACTAAGCGAACCAAAAAAGAGTTGACCAGTACCAGTTCCGTCAGTTCCAGAAAGATTTTGTTGAACTGCATTAGTTGATGAAGTAATACGTCCAGTTGAATCAAATACAGAAGTAAAAAGCGGTTGAGCCGTGCCACCGCCTATAGTTTCAAGAGCAATTGTAGAACCGCTTTTTTGAAGTCCAGTTCCGAGGGCAGCTGCTTTAATAGCATCACCATCAACTGTATCTGTACCGGCTGCAGCAAAGTCAAGCTTACCACCTGTAAAGGTAAGTGCTTCAGTAACATTAATACCAATTGGATCACCAGCTCCACCACTAAGACCTAGACCGATATCACCAGCGCTAATATTGACATTGGTTGTTTCAAGTTCACCGTTCGCATTAATCGTAATAGTAGAATTATCAATTCGTGCTGATAATCCCGTTGACCCGTAAGCAAGACCTCCGCTAAGATCGACAACATTACTACTTAGTTGAGCAATACCAACCCCGTTGTTGGCAATATGAAGGGTATTGCTAGCAGTATACTCTAAAGTTAAATCATCTGGTCTTGTACCTATGAAAGCCCATGATGTTAAATTAGCAGCATACGTACCAGATAATTGATATAGTAAATTATCTTCATAAACAAGATCTCCGTTAACAGCATCTGTCAGGTCTGTTCTAGTACCAACATACATTGGGGTATGTATAATATTACTTATATTATTACCTCCTACAGTAAACCCGTCGCCGACCCAAACGCGTTTAGCATCAGTTGTATACCCAAGTTCACCTTGTTCGAGAGTTACAGCCTGACGTTGTGCATCAGTACCTCTTCTTAGTTTTAATTTTACTATTTCAATATCTGGCATTATTTTAAAATGTTAAGCTGTTCTTTGCCATACATACATACCGAATGTTGGCGGAATATTATTGTGAGATTGATTACCACCTGTATTATCCGGTAGTAGGGGAGTTGCTTGTGGTCTAGAAGGATTACCATGATCGGCATAGTAGCCTACGTTAGGATCATTTCCTAACCTCGAGGAGTTCTTAATAGGGTGAGTATGTTCTGGTAGTTCGGTAACTGTTAGTTGATGCTTATACTCCCCTGTTGTATCAACATCACCAGCTGCAACTGTATGAGTATCGCTACTATTATCAGTACCTTGACCGACACCTGCTATAAACTTTCCTTTAGATACTTGTAGCCAAGTTGTACCGGTAAATCGATCACCTGGGTTAGTATTGTCAATAGAAAAAATAACTGAACCAACTGGGTATATTGTATCGGCAATTGCGGCTTTAAAGTTGCTACCAAGCGCGCCATCAACATCAATTCCTTGCCCAGCTTTTCCTATACTAAGTGCACTTTTATTACCAAATCCGTCATAAATATCCTCCTGTCCAGACCCGGGTAAAGCCTCACCTTTAGCATGAAGCACACCGACATATGTTTCGGAAATGTTGGTGTTTGTTAATGATTCACTTGCCATACATATATTTATGGTAGTGGCAGTATTAAGCAATCAAATTTCTATAATACTGCCAATAGTATATGATGATTGGACATCAGGACTTATATCCGGCTCAACTAAATTAACTAACTGTTCTTGTACATCATATATTAGTTTAAAGCATCTATTTAAAACTCCATTAAGATTTTCTTCATTGCTATGAATGTAAAAATTTTCAATTTCCTTAGTTATAAATTTACTAAAATTGACATTATAGTTGTAATTATCAAGCTCTAATATATTATTATTAAATGAACCAGTAAATCTACCGACGATATTATTTTTAAGAAGAAGGACATCATCAACTAGTTTAAATAACTCTGTATTGACAATAGATTGTTGTATAAAGCTATCACTATTTAATGAAAATCCTTCACTCCCGTAATTAGTGTAATTAGGATCCTTTAGAACTCGCTGATAAGAACTTATAATAGGTTCATCAAAAAAGTATAATCTACCGTTAGTTAGCATAATTGTCCTATCATAACTACTAGTAGATTGGAAAATTGAAAAGCAATTAATTCTTGAATCGAGAAGACCACTTACTTGCTCAGTCTCAGCAGCTTCACCGACTTGAGTACCTAAATTCCAAATAAACTCAGCTTGGGAAAAATTAACATCGTTAAAATTCCATCGATTATTTATAGTTACAGGATTATTAGATATTTCAACAGTCTCGTCTGTAAAATCCAAGAGATAAAGTCGTTCTGTTCTATATGTACCAACAATTTTTGAAGGTCGTGTTTTAAACTTTTTATATACAGTCTTGTTTGTTGCAAAATACCAGTAATTACTATCTGTACCTGAGAAAGAAATATCTATTATTTCTTCTGTTTGAGAAAGTCTATCATCTAAAATTATCTCTTCTTTAAATCTAAAGTTTTCACCGCTAAAACGATATAAATACGGTACTCGAGATGTAATATTATTTACCGCTACGTCTTTATATGTTAAAATATACAAAGAATTAAAGTCCGGGTCAAATCCCATGGCACCTAATGTCTCTGTATTGAAATTAATAGATGTAATACGGGTTATGTAGTTAAACTCTTCATCGAAAATTTTAACAACTTTGTTACCAGAATCAAAAACAGCAACAGTGCTATCAGTAACAGCTAATTTTGTCGGCCTAACAAATTTAGTCTGACGTCTTGAGTCACCATAACCACCTACTAACTCAATATAGTTACGCTTATTTCTAAGAGAACTATCATTATTAACATAACCAGCAATATCATATCGCAATACAACATTATTACCGGTATCAGATAGATACAAATGTTTTTTTGTAGAAGCAATTCCACCTAACTCTTTAAACGATAAATTATTTTCGTCTGTAGTTTCATACCCGGTAGTATCTTCTATAACAGTTAAATCTGTATTCGAACCAGTTAAGCAAATGAGATCAGATGAAGTACAAGCAAATAAAGAAAAATGGTCTTCAAAATCTAAATTAGCTTGTACAGTAGCATCTACTACATATCCAAAAGCACTTAAATAATGATTATTTTCAAATCTTACATTTTCTACAAACTGAGGGTTTCCGGTATTTGATGTATTAATCTGAAATGCAGATAAATTATTGGAAGAAAGTGAAGCGTATCGTATGGATTCCGTATACGGTAGCTTATTAGATGCTATAAAAAGTCTAGAATAAACATAGGTATTGTTTTTTCGTAAATTATCTAATTTAAGCTTGAATAACCCGTAGTTAAAATTGTCATTAAGACTAAAAGTACAGTTATCGACGGAATTTGGCAAAGTAATATTAGTATCACTAATAACACGATCAGTAAAATTATCTGTAAAAAATAAATCAGTAGCAAAAGTGTTTTTAGATGTAAGAGTTTTACCTGTTGCTACTTCTTTGGCAACATTATCTTTAGTTTCAACAAAACCATAAAAATCTGACCCTGTGAGAGTAAATAAATCACCGGAAGTATAAACTTTTTTATATGAGGAATAATCAATAATCATCTTTTAATAATCTTTAAATACTACATCGTTAATTGTTACACCCACTGGTGTAAAGTCTTTAGCTTCTGCTAAAATAGATGCTTTAATTTGTTCTCGTATAGTAATATCAGTAATGTTAAGATTTCTTACAACTATATCAATATGATTTGAAGAATTATTTCTATTAAACTTAAAGAATTGTTGTATTTCTGTTTTAGAGGTACGTTGACCGGCAGGTAACGATAGAACTAAAGTATCTAGTTTTTGTTGAACTAAGTATAAAGCATATACTAGCTCTGTATCAATAGCCTTATCATATATGAAAGGATTTCTTATTGTAAGATCTTTTGTATAATAATATCCTGGTTGTTTGAGATAAGTAGAAAGATCCATGTTACTTTGAAATCCTGCCGAGCCAATAAAAAACTCATCACTAAATATATCTTGAATCATATACTTACCTGGGGAAAACGTTTGATTTTCATATAGTTCAGCATTTATATATAAGGTTGAGTTACCTTGTATAGTGTCTAACCTATAAGTAAAATTATAAAATCCTGGTTCAAAATTTGCAGGATCAAAAGAGATCGTTTTGGTAAGAATATCCTCCGTATCTAAATAATTGGTTAATGTTAATTTAAAATCTATAGATGATGAATCATAGAGATGGTTAATAACGTTATAATTTGTTAATTTTGTAGCAGGGGTATTATGACCAAATGAAACCCCAGATAAAACAGCTGCTGTTAATGATGGCATAGTACCTTTAGAGAGATATAGCTTATCATCATTACCTTCAGCTAATAATACAGGATATTGAAAGTTTACACCATTGCGATATTCATTAACCCAGTCCATTGAAATAAATGTTCCACCGGAAAGAGCTACAGTCGTTTCAGTTGCTGGGCTGGGTATAGTAATATTACCAATTGATCCTGATAGCTCAAAAATACCACTCGTATTAAAGATAAAATATTCAGTAGGTTTAAGTATATAAATTTTATCTCGAACAACTAAAAAATCTTTAATATCTGTTTTAAGAAAAGCCTCCGGAGCACTGTCTAAGTTATGCTTAACTACAAAATTACTAACTTGATAAAAAACAGTAGAATCGTTTTCCCAATTGTTATTAGTTCCAGGTAATTTATATATAGTGTCATTATACTCTAAAACATTATCATACAGACAAAATTCCTTTTCATATACATCAAATTCTGCCGCTGATAGAGTGGAAACAGCAAATGTATTGGTATTAATTCTACGAACTTTTTGATCACTGGAAATAAAATCGATATTATTATGCATTTGATAATAACCAATATATTCTAAAATATCACTACCACAATCTAATTTAATCTTATTACCTTGTGTATTAACTTTGTAAAAGAGATTACCAGAGGTAGTAACTATATAATCATCTAATGCACTTCTTTTGAATACCTGTTTAATTTTTGTTTTAAATTCTATTTTATTTCGTAATTCAAAATCTGTATTATATATGTATAACGTTTGATCACTTACAACATGGATAAACGGGGTAACTGTTTGATCTTGAAAAATGCCAAACCCTCTATTAGTATTATTACCTAATAATTCAAATCCGTACTGGTTCATCGGATCTAAATACATATCAAAATTTAACGTGAAATTTTTGGTTTTATCTATATCATCAGAAACGTTAAAAATAGTATAATTACTACCATCAAACGTTAATTCACGTGTATCAACATCGGTACAGTAATTTTCTGTTTCCCCCCTAACAACACGAGAGGTATTGTACATATCGAATGCAGAAACTAATGGTGCAGAGCTATTAACAATCTCTTTAATATCTGCATTACCAATTCTTTCATATTTAATAGCTATATTTGGCTCTATAGCAGCATCACTTAGTTTGTCAAAGAACTTTTCTTTATTAATAATAGCATCAGATACTTTAAGATTAATAGTATCTACACTATCCTGGAAAGATGGTGCATAAACTGGTGTTGACGATAATGCTGCACTTTTAGAGATCTTATCTGGGTAATAGTATCTATCAACCCATATTCCTTGCTCTCCTAAATTACCACCTGATAACCATGTGCATAAATATCTGCCATTATCATATTGAGTTGTGTTTTGTCTCCTAATAAAAATTTTATCAGCTAAAAAAGGAGTAGGCCCAGCGAAAGCACCATTATAAGCGAAAGTTGTATCGTTAATGTTGAGCCTATTGTAGGGGTAAATTGAAGAGGGAGCAGTGAAATAAGTATCAGTGCCATTTTCCACGTACACGTCTTTATCATAAAAGCTATAGTTGAGGTTAATCTTATCTAAACCCCTTTCTTGATTGTTACCAGAATTTAAATTATAATATTCTCTAGGATCGCGCCCCAATCCGATAGGACTATCTACCATATTAGAACCACGTTTAACAAAGTTAAATTCCGAACGGTTAGTATCTAATGTTATATAATTTAGTTTGAAATTATCAGCAGAGATAGTATTATACGCGGTTGTAAGCATGTATTGACCATCTTCATTTAAACTGCTATTTGCTGTATCTAAAATTAAATTAGATGACTTTCTTACATTATATTTAGCAAAACTTTTATTTATATACTGTTTGTTTTGATCTAACGAGTAATCAATATGCATTAAGTTATTAATACCACGGTTAAGACTGCCTGATAACAAAGGTGTAAGGGTAAGCTGGTCACCACTTAATGCAACAATATTAAGCACATTATTGTTAAATTTAAATAGTTGCAAGTACCCGTCATCATCTAAAACATATCTAAATACATCACTTTGCTCACGAATAATACCTTTATAATCATCTGTATTACGGTAGAATACAAATTTATCTATACCCGGCGTATTATTATAATTAAGATAAAAATCAAATAGTCCATCGTTATGCTTGATCCTACATAAGTTATTATTTAACGCTTCAATTTCGAAAAAATAATTATTTTCAAACAACCCGGTTTTATTGAGAGGTTGTATGCCCAACGCTTTTTGATCAGTAGTTACACTCTCGTTACTCTTGAAGATATAAAAATATTTAGAAGATTGATTATTAGGACGTTCAAATCCAATTTTTGTAACTAACGATATAGCAGGATCTTGTGAAGGTGAAGATACAGATATAAAGTTAGATAATTTATTTTTACCGGTTAAGTAAAAAGATGAGTAATTATTAATTTTACTATCACGTGCACCAGAAAGAGCGTCGATAAGGTTAACATCTAACCCTTGCTCTAACGTTGATTTAGTTTGCTCAAATGATATAAACCTATCATTATATTCCGCTGTTGGAAAAGAAACAGAGCTAACAGAGTATGTATTGGTTGTCGCCATTTACATACATATTTAATGGTACAATCGTGAGACGCAATCAATTATTCAAGAAAGTGATATATGTAGCGTTATTAAATTTAGATTGCAAATTAGCTATTGTATTACTAGCCGAAGCCCCTATCATTTGTGTTGATGTAATTCCAAGCTTCTGTATATTATCATAATAACTTTCCCGAATTAATTTAATAGGTTGATTAATATTTGCGTAAAATCCGTTATTATAATGTATTAGAAACTGAGCAGTAAGATTAGTAAAAAAGGAACTTGTAGAAGGTACATAAGTGTGCTCATATTGATTTAAAATAGTTCCACCTACTTTACCATACAACACTTCATCAAAAATAGATTTAGTTTTATAGTTAAATACAATATCTTTTTGTGCATATTGAGTAGTGCTTGAATCGCCCCAATTGATATCTAACGTAAGTGCTGAACTAGATGTTTCGGAAATTCCAGTAAGCACAAAATTTATCGTTGGCGCTCCTTTAAACAGTATTTCGTCGCCTATTACATTAATATTTTGAGTTACAGATGAAAGGTTAATAAAAATCGTGCTCATTATACATTAAAGGTGAAGTTTGTAGAATCTCTTGTAAAGGAACCGTTGCTAGCGGAAACAGAGTTAAAGTTAGTTGTATCTCCAAATGTTGATGTTCTTGTAATATTATTTAATGATTCATATCTATTTGAATCTATAACGGAAAGTTTATTATCTGACATTTTAAAAGATACATCAACTATATGTGAAAAATCATTTTTATCATTTACAATATACGTTAACTTAAACAAATCATTCAAACTATTATATGCTATTGTTGGGGTGTGTACTGAATCAGGAGTATAATTTCTATTTGATATAGATGGTATATTTAGTTCAAAAGCACTTAGTGATGCATCTGTAACCCCTTCTGGATATATCTTTTTTGATGTATTTTGTTGAATATTGTATTCGTAAATTTCCGGGTAAACTGCCTTATAGTTATCTGCTACCGGGCCACATGTATCATTTATATCATCCTGGAAACGCGCAAAATAAATCATATTTGTATCTTCAACATAAAATCTATTTGTAAAGACTTCTACCATATTGCTACTATTAACAGAGTATAGGGTGTTGTTAGTGGCAGGTTGAGTAAATTTACCATTTTTGTAACTTATTTTATCGACAATAAGACTAGAGTTAGTTTCGAGGAAAATAGTATTTTGAATAATATCAAAATCTATAAGATTCTGATTAATTTGATTTTGAACTGCAGTTGAGTATTTTGTAATTGTTTTAGCTAGAGCAGATGATAATAGTTCCGATGTTGAATAAGATCCATTTTTTACATACAACTTACCCTCTAAGGTTTTTTGTTCTTCTTTTGTAAGTGAACTATTTGATGAACTAAGATTAGATACAACAGTAGAACCTCTAGAATCGGTACTATCTATATAACGGTAATTATCTGAGTATATAAAGTCATTAGGTAATGTAATATCGTCTGTAAAAAACCCTCCTTCATATCGTTTGTACTGCCCACCGGCTGAAAGATAGTATCTTATATCTACATCAAAAGTAAGTTCAGAAGTTTCCGTAATAATATTAAAAGCAGCCTCCGTAGTAATATCTGATAGCGGAGTTTGATTAGTTTGTAGATCAACAGGTGTTGGGAATGTACCTTCAGCGAGAACTGTATAATAGTAATTAGTAGATGCAGGATAACCTGGACCCAACCCAGTTAAAGGATTAGGAAGCTCAGACCCGTCCAAAAAGGTAAAGGCACCACCATCCCGCCAAAAAGGTTTAATATTTCTAGTATCCTGGATAAGTTCTTGATAAGGGTAAAATTCCCTCATATATAAAGTAAACGGATTATTTAAAGCAGTAAGACCGTTTGTATATGTACTAAGTCCAGATTTAACAGTAGTGCCAGAAACTTCAGTTAATGAATAATTAAAATTATAACCACTGTCTGTATCAAAAAACACATGACCGTTTAATAGTAAATTTTTTACCTGGGTTGATGCGTTGGTATCTATGGGTTTTAAAGGTTCACTTTTAAACAAAGCATATTCATTGCCGTAAATATCTGTTTGATATTTGCTAATTATCCCCTGATTATATAAGTCGGTAAAATTTAGTTTATAGCTAAGATCGTTACGATCTTTTAATTGAGTATCATTACGCTCTCTCGTGGTATATGATTCAAAGGTGGTAGCTTTATTTGTAATTTTAGGATCCCCAGCTGCTAATCCACTCGATACGTTTCTTGTATTGAATCTATAATCGAATTTGTAATATATTGGGTATACTGGCTGTGGGTTAGTTGAAACATTACCATATTGTGCTGGATCGGGGAAAATATATACATTCCCGTTTTCCAACGAAGTAGTATCTATATTATATAAAAAAGTTTCTGCTTGCAGTTTAAAAAGTCCAATATCATCTTCTTTAAAATTAAGACCAACGTCTCTCAAAAGCTTTGTTTGATTACTCTCCACTGTTGCAGTATCAACTCCTTGCAAATTAAGAGAATTAGTAGCAGGATTATCTGCCCTTACCATAAGTCCTGATGTTGCAGGTGTTGTAGTAGTATCAATATAGTATATATCGGTACCAATATATTTAGATATTAACGATCTTTTTAAAGAATAAAACTGAGCAATCGATAACCCACCAGTTTTATATTCATTGTATATTTGAACTAACGCGTTATCAGGGTTACAAATAGCATCAAACTCATCTGGAGTTAGAGTAGGTGGATTAATTTTAAAAGTACGTAAATTAGTTAAAAAGTTATCACCGGTAGAAATGGCATTTATACCTGATGGATCTAAGTAATATTTGGCCTCAACTTCGTTAATATTATTACTATTATCTGTATCTGTAAGATCAAAATAATCACCATATACATCAATAAATTCTTCAATCTCTATACCTAAATTTTTAACAGCGGCTAATACAGATTCATTTTGCGTGTCGAGAGAGTCTTCTGTGTTAAAAACAAAATTGTAAATGTTATCAAAAATTGCTTTCTCTAAACCAGTAGTACTACCTTTGATCTTATTTCTATCAATTACATATTTACCTTCATCCCGTTTCTTTTTATAGAACAGCGCGATATCTTTGAGCCGGTTTGCAAAAAAAGGTATAGCTACATCTAAATCGGTAGGGTCGTTGAAATCGATCTTTTCTAAAAAACGTTTCTCCGTTTCTGTAGTATAATTAATAACAATCTCTTTAATAAATTGTCTGTAATAATCTTTGAATTCGGTTTCTTGTACTTGTTTTGAAGTGCCTTGTTGGCTATACCAGTTTTGAAGGTAGGCACTATAGAATGAGCTATACTCCTCAGGTGAATAGTCAGCCTGTGTATTATTGATAAAATCTAGAAAAGAAAACGGGGCCACGGTATCTCTATATACACCATCTGTTATATCAGGATTAGTGATAGAGTACTTAACTAGAACTGTTCTTATAGATTGGTCGGGCATAATTATTAATCTTCAAAAAGTTTAAGACCTTCATACAAGGATTGGGAGAAAATATTTGACATAGTGCCGTTGTTTTTTGCCCAATCATTATATGAAGTAAGAGTGTAAGAAATAGTGTTATTAGGATCAGTAAAATCAATTATAGAGTTTTCAATATTCGTTGTTACTTCTTGTTGGTAATAAAAATTATAAACATCTAAAAGATCGCGACCATCACCTAATATAAGCGGCCATCCCCAGCTTGAGTTATAATCACTTAATCTGTAATACGTAGAGCTAGTAGAGAGAGGTTGTGTAAACATCTCAACATTACTTTCAGTAGCAATCCCACATTGGCTAAATTGCTCAATTGTAATAAACGTACCACTATCAAGCTGGTCAGAAGTTGCAGATATTAATTGACCGGTAGAAGTCCCATATACAAAACCTGTTGTAGTAGCAATTGTAGGAGTAATTCTAGCACTCAATGGTAAAGTAGTATTCAGAGTAATAAATTTACCACTATACTTTTCAGCTGCTACTATTGATTGCCCAGCAATAATAGTACTACTAGCTGTTAACCTGTTACCTAAATTATAACCATAAAATTCACTATCACTATAACCATACGATTGATAATGTGTTTGATTTCTATTACGTCTACCAAATAATTGAGACTTACTAATAGAAAGTAAATCGATAAGTCGATTTAATTTAGCTGGAAAAGAATATTTAGTTAATTCCGGCAATTCAAGCATTTGCAAAATACTATCTAACTCGTCAACATTACTCTCATCTATAGAAGAATTATTATCGAAGAAATTTTGAATCTTTTCATATGTAGCCTTACCAATAGCATCTTGTGTTGAGCTTAAATCCCCAAAAATAGATCCCAAGAAATCACTCATTAAAATTTTAGAATCAGTAAAGAGTGGTTGAATTGCAATATCTTTAAACGTTTGTTTAAAGTCAATATTCTCACCTTCTTTTGCAATAGTATAGAAACTACTTGGGTATAATGTAAAAGTATTACTAGCACCAGATATTACATTACCTAAATAAGTTGTATGACCGGAAAGATATACATTCTCTAACGTTGAGGAATTGTTACTTACAAAATAACCTTTGTAAAACCCACCTGTATCAAGAGTGGATAGAGTTTGAAAATTAGACGTAAATACAACATCGTAGTTGGTTGTACCGTCTGTTAAAACTAGATTTAAATCTTGACCACTGACAGCGCTCAACAATGGCATATTTTTTTGTGTAAAATTATTAGTATCTTTTACTTTAGTAACAAATGCAATTTTTGTAGTTGCAAATTTAGTTGTACCAATGTTGAAAGTTGATAGTGAGTTACCCACTCCTTCACCATCTATACCATTAGAAGAGAATGATAATCTATCATAGGTATTATTAGATTCGATAATAGCAGATACACCGTAATTTGTTGTATTAGCATATTCAAAAATACTCCCTTGTTGATAACCAAAGGTAAGATTATAATTTCCTGGAAAATCACTCTTGAAATATACATCCGCAGTACCTGTTAATCCTGCATAAAATGCTTCTGGATCTGTTTTGTCAACCGATACTATTTCTGCACTACTCAATTTAATGTAAATAGGTGTGTTTTCTGTAATAATATTACTAACATCTACATTTTCTACACCCCCGGTAGATGTTAAGATCTGCACAAAGGAAGAAGATGGTCTCAGGTGCCCGTAAGTCTCGTCAATATAGCCGTTACGAAAGTAATCATTATCTTTACCAGCAGAGGAATACGCCACTATGGTAGGTAGGTTATTCTTAACAGACCTATAAGAATTGTACCTATTAATAGTAAAGGGGGTCTGTAACTGACCCGTATTAGCTGTTAATGTGGAATTAATACTAATGGTTAGCTCATCTTCAATATAGTCCTTAATATTTACTTTTGATGAAAATGTATCTAGGTAACCGGTACCATTTTTATCATATAAATAACATGTAACTTTATATCGACCAGGTTTATCATAAGAGTGAGAAGCGGTAATACTCTCTACAGTTGTACCATCACCGAAATCCCACACTAATCTTTTATTAGATACAAAATCTTCTATACCATCAGTTAAATTTGGTATAAACGACAGTGGAGTAAATGGTAATGCGTAGCTCTCATACGTCTCCACGTTTCTATAATCCCGCACGTGGAAAAAATTATATAGCAAATCGAATTCACCGGAGGAATCGAGTTGTAGAGAACTTAGCGACATATAACATATTTAATCTTACAATCGTCGTATAGCAATCTTATTCGTAATATTTTGAATATTGTAAAAATATGCAAACTGGAAGTCTTCCAATTGGTAGTTGAGTGATTGAAGAACATTATCTTGTTCTTTGTAATCCGGATTCCAAATAATAAAGTTTAAGTTGGGGACTATACTATCACCATTAATAGTATCTATGGCCGTAACTCCAGGTATATTAAGAATATCTGTTGTAATATTAGCTACTGATATTATATTACCTAATTGTACTGCCTCAAAATAGTTATTAATAATATTGTAAATTGCAGATTTAACAGCACCATCATTGATAGCTTGGTTTTTATCTAAGGTAACTCGAAGTGAAGAATTATTAACCGTATCGTCAACAGAATTGTCATTAGTGTTTGGAGCTCCAAAAGAAAATGCCTTAAAAATTGGGTCTGAAATAACTACATTTTGTGTTATATCTTTTTTACTATCACAAAAATCTGTAATTAATTGTTTCTGGGCAGGATTTAAATAATTTGGTGAAAGACCATTTAACGTTGGATTACTAGTTGGAGCTGTATACACGTATACATTGTTAAAAGATGTTGACGAAGAAAACAATACTTGTGAATATAAAACACGAGCATCATCGTTACCATTTGCTAGCCCAATTTCATTGTAATATGATAATACCTTCGATGTATATTCTTGGTTGGATAAAATCTTTACATTCCGGGTTATATTATTAAAGTTTCTATTAATCTGATACTCATAATCGTTCTTTGTAACTAAGCGATTTTGAGAAGCAAAAACTTTTGGCGCATTTCGTCTTATTTCTGTAACAGTTTCAGCCACTTTGGTTGGTGATGAACCAAATTGATTGTCAATAGAAATATTGCTAAGTTGAGAAGGAAGTACCAATGTTTGATCAGAAGTATATATAATATCTTTAATAGTATTGAAAGTGGGAGACCCGTATAACGCAAATGGGGTATCTACAAATGCATTAGGATTTATAATACCGGCCTCATTATCCGAGGTAACATAATAAATTAATACAGTATCATTAGCATCTAATTGCTTACCATTTAAATTATTACCAAACTTAAATTCATAATTACCGCTACCATTAAGTCGTTTTTCATACTTCTTAGCATCTGAATCTTCTAAGAATAGTGAAGATGTTTCAGTATATTCAGTCCAAACTCCAGTGGAATTATTTTGTACAAATATATTAAAAGTATTATCGCTAACAAATTTAGTATTTTTAACATTAGATACACTTTGTTTAAATTGTTTAGAGGTAAACGTATCAACTAAAATAATATTTTCATATGGCTCCCCGGTTGCGTTGAACGTTGTCTCAGTTACAACTCCTTGATAAAGCGTACTATTGGAAGTAGTTACAGTCTCTAAAGTATTATCAGTTGTTTTTTCAAATGTAATATCATCTATAGTAACGTAAGTACTACCGTTTGCAGCTATAGAACTAAACCTAGGAATTGTATACACGTTAGAGGGTAAATTCGATACAGAAAGAGATATATTAACAAGTGATGTTTGATCACCTAGTGGGTTATATCCTATATTAGATACCAACTTATTCATGTTTTCATAAATAGTTGCAGTGTTAAAGGTCGACTCGTTTGAAGTTGTGTTTAGCTGAAACAATAACACGTGATACATATAAGCTACAACATCAATAAATGCACTAAAATTCGATCCTTCGAAGTTCTGATCTGTAAAAGTTTCATTTTCATTAAGCCTATCAATAATTAACCCTTTTAAAGAGTTAGCGTCAAAAGTGAGATAAGCATTCTTTGGAAGGCTGTAGTCTGTAAAATCTTGAAGGCTCATTGTATATATTTAATCAAGCGGCTTTGTTATACAATAACGTAGCCATCTTTATTAAGTGTGGCGTTTAAAGACAGATCGTTAATATCAAGTTTTGGAATGCTAAATCCAATTTCAATATCATATTGATTATTATCTGGATCACCAGTAATACGAACTTCATTAAGAGATATACGAGGTTCCTGTACCCCTAAATTTAAATAAATAAACTGACCTAAAAAATATGAAGTAGTTGTATTTACAGGTTCAAAAAGATAGCTTCTAAAATCTAAGCCCAGTAAAGGGTTAAGTAACTTTTGACCAGGAGTGGTAGTAAGTATATTCTTAATAGAATTAACAACCGCTTGACCATCTTGTAGTTCAGCAAGATCTTTTGGTCCTGATGTAGAGTATAGTTCAGGCCTGGTAAAGCGTGAGAATTCTAAATCAAATTTTATATCTTTATATAAGTAGCCTTCCTCAAGAGATTTCTGCTCGAGAGGTGTACTTTCTAAATTATCTAATCTTACTACCATAAATTTGTATAATTATTTATCTAAAGGACTAAATAATAGTATGGCTAAAGACAAAAAATTTCTCCATCTATTTGAGTATTACATGGCAAAATACCCAGCTCGTGGGATCCAAAGCGGATTTCAGCAGAATGACGTTTTTAAGTTCAATGATAATTTTAAGAGTGATGAAGTTTACGAAGGTCTTCCAACTAACGTAAAGGAAATTATTGATGATTTTATTGATACAGGCTTACATCTCCGTGTAAGAGGTATTAGCCCCGAAGGCGATAAATTAACATTATCTGTTGATCACGGTGGTGGTCGATATGTTGGAACAGTTGACGTACCATGTCATTTAGGTGAACCTGTCGATTTTGGTGTTAACTTACCATCTATACCAGACGTTCAAAAACGTAAAGACGATGTTAATGTTACTCCTAAAGAAGTTGAGCAAGATGAAGAGAATCTATCTAATAAAACTGATAAAGGAGATGGAAAACTTACAGAGACAGAGCTTACACTTGAGAAAGAGAGCTATACTCAACAGTACATTTAATGCCTAAAGAAGATAAGTGGTGTCCTGAATGCGGTTGCTTCAGTGATGCTAAGAGGTTTACTGCCTTTAGATGTGGACATTGTACTAAAGAGAAAGGTTCCGCGTTAAAGAACTTACCCAAGTTCTTAGTTGAGTACTATAAGAATAAAAAAGAAGCCGATAAAGCTAACATATCTACTAAGAAGAGCCCCAAAAAGCGATGACAGAGCAGTTTGATGAAGGTTATAAAGAGATACTAATGGGGTTGCTGTCTTTAGGTGCTACTGCGTATGAAACTGACTACATTCTCAAAGCTCTTAAAGAGAGGCCAGAGCCAATAGAACAAAAAATAGATGCTGTTGAAAAAGCTGATGAAATAATATCTTCTCCTAAGTTTGATAAGGTTGCCTCAGAAATATTACAAAAGCTCAAAATTGAAACCCCTCCTACTGAGATTGATTCTGTATCTAATGATATCCCAACAAAAGGCTCTACAAAATATATTGTTAATAGACTGACGGATGGAGGGTTAACGAAAACTGCTGCTATAGGGATAGTGGCAAATTTAAAAGCAGAATCTAATTTGGATCCTGCTGTTAAGCAACTGGGTGGAGGTCCGGGTCGCGGACTAGCGCAGTGGGAAAAGGGTGGTAGGTATGATACAGACCCTATTAATTTAACTAAATTCGCTAAGACACGGGGTACTGATTGGAGTGATTTAGATACGCAAATAGATTTTATTTTATATGAAATGGAAAAGCATCCAGAATATAAAAAGGTAAAGCGGATGTTAAACCAAACAAGTAATGTTGAAGATGCTACGAGGATTTTCTTAAAACGGTATGAAAAAGCAGGTACCCCACATACCCAAAAGCGATTGAAATATGCTACCGAACTAGAGGATATTATATAGTTTGTGTATAAATATACATATGGTTAAATTTATTTCCTTATATTTAGCTTTTACTCTAAGCTTATTTTCCGCTGACATAAATCATAGTTTAAAGATCGATGAGATCATTTCGGCAGATTTAAAGTATAAAAAACTATCAATGCCTAAGAAATCATCTGATGATGTTTTTGTTAGAAGGGCTTTCCTTGATATTGTTGGAAGAATACCAACATATGAAGAGAGTATGGAGTTTAAAAAATATAATGATAGAGCGGAATTAGTTAAATATCTTATTAATTCGCAAGGTTATAATGAAACAATGTTTAACTTTTATGCTAATAATTTAAGATTAAAAAAGAAGCTCAATGGGAATGTATCTGGTGAAACATATATTACCTGGGTCAGAGATCAAATTAAAAAGAATACACCATATAACAAATTAGTTAAAGATATTTTAACTGCGCAAGGAACAATATATACTAATCCTGCTGTTGGATACTTTCTAAGAGATGAAGGTATGCTACTTGATAATGTATCTAATACGTTTCAAGCATTTGCTGGTATGGATGTCTCATGTGCTCAATGCCACGACCATCCCTTCGATGATTGGTCGCAGATGGAGTATTATGAAATGAGTGCCTTCTTTACTACTGTTAATACTAGGAGTGATAAGGGCATGCGCAAGGAATATCAAAGACTTCGTAAGGAAGCAGAAGCAACAGACAAAGCTAAAGAAACAAAAGGAGCTCTTAACGAAATTGGTCAATTCTGGCAACAAGGAGGATACCGTAATAAAGTAGATAGTGATCTCAAAAAGGTGCTCTCCTTACCGCATGATTATAAGTATAAAGATGGTGATCCTGGTGAAGTAGTTAAGGCAGTTACACCAGTTGGTGATAGAGTTAAAGAAACTCGTAAGAGAAATAAATTACAGCCAAGTTTTGCACAATGGATGATAAGTGAAGAGCATCCTACATTTACTGCTAATATTGTTAATAGACTATGGCATAAAGCATTTGGATTTGCTTTAATTGATAATCTTAACAATATAGCAGAATATGATGAGCTTCGTGAGAGTCGTAATGATAAATTGTTATTATATCTAATTGATATAATGAAAGAAGTTAACTATGATCTTAAGAAGTTTAATTCTATATTATATAATACAAAATTCTATGGTTGTGAAACAGATCCAGAAGACAATTTCCAAGGACCTATTATGAGAAGAATGACTGCTGCTCAGCTTTGGGATAGTATTATAACTCTATATACTGGAGATATAGATAAATGGCAGCCAGAAAATAGAATAGAGAAGTTTCGTTATATGTTTCCAGAAGATCTAGCTACACTTAACTCAACACAAGCATTAAAGATATATAAAGATTTTAAAAAGGTAGAGAAAGAGTATTATAAGGGAGCACCTAAAGCTGGTAAAGTTTTTGCAATTAGATCATCTCATATCTTTGATGGTAGAGCTCGAAACTTTATGTTAGAGTTTGGTGGGTCCGATAGAGAGCTAATCGAGAACGGTAATCAAGAGGCTAACATTATGCAGATACTAACTCTTATGAACTCTGGTATGACCAAAGAGTTAATGTCAGTTGAGAGTAGACTTGGTCAGAAACTTTTAGATCTAAAAAGAAAGGAAGCAGTAGATTATGTTTTCCGTTCTTATATTGGTAGATCACCTTCTAAAGAAGAACAACAAGCATTCAAAGGAGTAGGATTCTCTGATATTGTTTGGGTACTTATTAACTCTCACGAATTCAAACTAATTATTTAATATGGAAAGAAGAACATTTATACAAGCATTGGCAGCTAGTACATACGGAGTTAAAGCATATGCAGATGCTCCAGTAGCTGATAACGTAAAGGCAAAAAACATTATCTATATCTATCTTGATGGGGGTATGAGTCATATTGATACTTTTGATCCAAAAGATGATAAAGAGGTAATGGGGGATACGGAAAAGATTATTACTCGAGGGGATTTTCAGATAGGGAATAGACTTCCTAAATTAGCAGAAGTAATGCATAAAGCTGTTGTAATACGCTCAACAACGTCTAAGACCGGTGCACATCAGCAAGCTCAATACCTCAGCAGAACATCATACAAGCAGTTAGGAACTATCACTCACCCATCTTTAGGTTCGTGGGTATCGCATGTTTCTGATAGAGATAAAGCTATTCCTGACTTTGTACTAGTTAATGGTATTAGCACTCACCCAGGTTCTGGCTTCTTACCAAAGAGCCAGTCACCCTTACCTATTGTAGATCCAAAAGATGGTCTTAAGAACTCAAAGGTTGATGATAAGCTTCAACAAAGAATGGCTTTGCTTAAGGTAATTAACAAAAAGATTAATGCACCTATTGCCGATACCTATAACGAGTTCTATGATGATACAGTTCGGTTTCTTAAATCTAAAGACTTAGAGTTGTTTGATATTAGTAAAGAGCCATCTGCTAAGAGAAAGCGTTATGGCACTTCCCGGTTAGGTCAAGGTTTACTTCTTGCTAAAAGATTGGTTAAAGGTGATATTAAGTTTATTGAAGTATCATCTGGTGGTTGGGATACCCATACAGATAACTTTACAAAGCTTGATGATCGAGTTAAAGAGCTTGATGATGGTGTAAGTGCACTTGTTGAAGATCTAGAGAGTGAAGGGTTGCTTGATTCTACTCTTATTGTTATTGCTACAGAGTTTGGACGAACACCTAATATTAATGTTAATACAGGTCGTGATCATTACCCTAAAGCATACTCAACAGTTCTCATTGGTGCAGGTGTTAAAGGTGGAATGGCTTATGGGGAGACTGATGATACAGCTTCTAAGGTTGTAAAAGATCCTGTGACTATATCAGACATTAATGCTACTGTTGCTTATTTAGCAGGATTAGATGTTAATAAAGAATATTCATCACCATCAGGACGTCCGTTTGAATTAGCTGATAAAGGAAAGGTTATTAAAGATGTTTTGGGGTAGTAGATACTTGCTTAAAGTGTTGAGAGATATAAATAAGGGTATGAGTACTAACCCTGATGTAAGTTGGCCTAAATTTAAATATTTAGAAGGTGAAATAAGTGGTAACCTAACTAAAACCCGTACTATGGGAGTTGATGATGCAGGTATTATTCATTCATTAGGTTATAAATCTGATATGCATATTAAAACTGATATTGCAGCAGGTACAATAGAGAAGCAAGCAGAAGGATTAAAAGGTTTTATCGGTACTGTTGAAGCATCAGATGGTAATACTTATTACATGCCGGCCTATTCAAGCTCTATTGGTATTCTCAACAAAAAAACAGGTGAGATAACTACTGTCAAAAAATTTAATATGACTCCGCAGGTACGTTCAGGAGCAGAAGGTGCTAATGGTATTATTTATATGCCATCGTATACAAGTACATTAAAAATATACACATATGATACAAAAACTGGGGAAGTGGATTCTTTTACACCCACAAAGAAAGGATCACACGGTCACATATGGGGAGCAGCAGCTGATAAAAAGGGTGAAGTTTACATGCCACCAGCTCTTAACAATTATGTGGCTAAAATAGATAAGAATGGTGAGTTTAAATATTTAGATGGTCCGAGAGTTACTTCAGGAGTATCTGGATTTAATGTAAAATATGTAGGTGCTACCTATGTTGAGTCTTTAGACAAAGTATTTTGCTTACCACGTAAAGGTAAGAAGATTTTAATTATAAATTGTGTAGATGATACATATGAAGAAATAGATTTACCAGCTGAGTATCTCAAAGTTTCAAATGTCAATAGAAATTTCCACGGTTACTTGGCTCCTGATGGATGGCTTTATAGTGCGTTTTGGGCTGATACATATTGCTTTAGAATCAACCCTGAAACATATGAAATTCAATGGAAGAGCTATGAAAAAGAATTCGAAAATTGTGGAATTCAAAACAGAGGTACTGGGTATTCAACAGCTGCTATTACAATAGGAGATGAGGTTTATCTTGGATTAGCCGGAACGACCAAAGCAGTTAAGCTTGAGTTTGAAAAACAATTAGTTATTTCTAATGAAGATGTATCACCTTCATCTTCTGCTACTATATGTGGTAGTTGTCCTTCATCTTCTGCTACTATATGTGGTAGTTGTCCTTCATCTTCTGCTACTATATGTGGTAGTTGTCCTTCCTCTTCT